ATGCTTGGCCCAAAGCAGGATCAGAATGTTGGTAGCGGCGCGATTGCAGTGCAAGCTGCACGCGACGTCCATATGGGCATGTCCTTCACCGAAGTGCGGGAACTATGTCAGCTGCTAGTTGAGAATAATTTTCCAGCACTTCGAGCAGAGGCAAAAGCTGCCGCCGAAGAGCGAGTGCGGCAATTCGCGGCGGAGCTTGAACAACGGATCATCGACGCCTCGGCCCAGATCGATCCTAACAAATTTCGAGATCCTGACGTACAGGCTTGTTTGAACGATGCCGTTCTTGCTGCTGCCCGCCGTGGAGAAGCTGCAAACACTGAAGTACTGTGCACGCTCGTTACTGAGAGGGTCTCGGCCCAGGCCAGCCCTTTTAAGGATATAGTTTTATCTGAAGCAGTACAGGTAGTCCCCAAGCTTACGGCCCAGCATATATCTATGCTATCACTAACTTTCTTTATCCAGTCAGTTGTATTTTCTAACATTCCCCACCTCACCGTTCTCGAGGGTCCCGCACAACAGCTAAAACCGCTGTTAGAACGCTGCGGAGGCCTATCGTATTCGCAAAAGCAACACGTACAATATGCTGGAGCTTGCTCATACATAAACGTCACCATAACTGATCCCTATGAAGTGCTCAGAAAGGCATACCACCAATTCGAGCATCCCAATACGGAAAGTCTAAAGATACAGCTCGGAGAGGAAGCACCTACCTTTCTCGAAATGGTAGAGTTGTATCGCACTAATGAGCTTTGGTGCATTACTCCTACTAGCGTCGGCCAGGCGATCGCAATATCTGCACTGTCTTCGAAACTGCCTATCTTTAATTTCTCTACTTGGCTTAAATAAAACATCATTATGCCAACCCCCCACAGCGGACAAGCCCAAGGGACTGTCCGATGATGGATTGGACCATCTAATCCTGAAAGCCTTACAAACAAAGGCTTACAGACTACGTACGTTCCGCGCGTACCTCTTTCGTACCACCCATCTCTTCAGCGCCCGCACATAACCAGTTGTGATTTGCATACGTTGTCGCCAGGACATTCGCGTATCTTGCAAACGCAACCAGTTTTAACTGCACCAGGACACCTCAGAGCTAGCCTGGGAAACGTGCATCCTTACGCCTTCCATTCCACTAACGATGACATCCTCATCTTTCATACTGTAGATGCCATCTTTGTCTTGATAAATTGGAATTTTAACTGCCAAATCTCCATAGTCTGTTTTTAGATCGCCAACCATAACCCAACCCAATACGCCGTGCTCTAATTGTTCGTACGCTAAAGTAGACATTGGAACGGAATAGAAACGATTGAGATAATCAAACTCCACATCGATAGCCGCCCTTATAAATGCGCCTTCGAAGAAAGTATAAAGAGGAACCTCCGAATCAAACTCAATTTTTAATCTGGAAACCCCACTAAAATCTTCTTTGTAATCGACAGACTCTCTGATTAGCGCTTCTAATGTTATAACTGATATCCCATCAAGGGACCATTCTTTCGCATCAGCCCTGCTCTGCCGCTGCCTTTGCTCGTAGAACCTTTCGCGGATGCCCAGACTATCAAGGTCCACCCGACTAATCCCGGCGCGGATATTCAATACATCGCGCAAAATGAAGTGCCTATACTGAAGGTGAAAACTGATGAAATTCATTGGCAGCGACGACGGATCAAGTTCATGCAACATCACCAGCACAACAACTTTACCCTCCTTTGCCGCTAGCTCTTTAATGGTCGAAGAAAATCCTTTTCTAGAAACACAAACGAGCTTATCCGCCCCAACAAGCTTCCTCTTTCCCAGCCATCCGAGGAATTCACCAACTTTAACTTTTACATTTCTACTTTGAACTTCAACAATTGTTGTAAACGTGCGCGCACCACCACCCTCCGTAATAACAATATCACATTGCGATGTAGCGCCAGATATAGAGTCCACATGAGGCAAGTTTACATTATGCTGTACGCTAGCACCTGGCGAAACAGATTGCTCTATTGCACGAGCGAGCTTTTCGATATCTCTCCATTCTTTATTCAAAATTAAAAAACCTCCCCCCAAATAAACTCTATAAAAGCGGCCCAAATTCACCCAATTGCCGCTTGTACCTGAACTGCCGCGCTGATAAGTGACACTGTAGCGAGCAACCATCGCCTATCCTTTGCAGCGTCGCATGAAATCGGCCATACGCCAATTGTGCTGGAGTACTAACGCAAAAAAGCCCTACACCCCCGGATAGCAAGAGGTGTAGGGCATATTTGACAACTCACTCTCAACGTTCACTTTGCATTAAAAGGCATTGGTTGGCGTACGGTTTGCCCCATTTTTGCCCCATCTGCATTTCTCCCTACCGCTATTCGTCGCCCTACCCTCGCCCATCCTACGCATCTCGATTACTGTATATAAAAACAGTACAAATGAGGCGCGAACGTGGACCAGTACGAAATCGAAGACACTAGCGACTGGCTGGGCTCGCCAAACAGGCTCGAAACCATCAAGCATTACGCGAGCATGCTCGAGGAAGACATACAGGCCCTGAAGCGGGAGCTGCGCGCAGCGAAGGAAAACATCTCAGGTCTCGTCCAAATGAACGACCAGCTGTCAGAGGACTTGAAGAGAGCTCGCACCTGGCTGGCAAACCGCGAAGCCGAAACCACAGTGCAACTGGGCGAGATCCAAAGCCTAACGCTCGTCTTGTCCCAGAAGGAAAGGACCATTCGCAAGTTACAAGTGGGCAAGCCCGTCAGCGATTAACTTCTCTGACGTAAGCCTGGCACGCCCTGAGCGCGATCAGTCCTTGATCGCCGGCATCGGTGATGGCGACAATTCGTTGAGCATGCGCCGGGTCAAGTCGGGCTCGCGCTCCTCCATGAACCACGCCGCCGGCTGCGGTACCGGCTGGCACTGAACAGGCATTGGCTGAATCCGTAGCGTCGAGAAGGACTGACAGCCGCAGATCAGAAGTGGCAAGGCGATCGCGCAGGCGAGCCTGGTTGGCTTGAGCATCGCTCAGTTCCTTGTGGTGGGTTTGGTCGCTGACTGAAAGTCGCTGCTCAAGAGCGAGCCGCTTATCCTGATCGGCGCGGACTCGGGCGGCAGCTGTATTGCCGATCACGGTCAGATCGTCCTGATGCAGCAGGTCCTGTTCTGCGAGCTGCTTGCCGTAGCGCCAGTCCTGCACCTTCCAGACACCGCCGGCGGTGATCAGTAACAACACCAACACAACGGCCAGTGTCGCCTTCAGTGCGCCGGGAGTCATGGCACGTCCTTGAAGAACACGTGGCGACCTAGCTTCAGCGTTTCCTTGGCGCCCTTCACCCAGTTCGGCGGCTCCGGCATGGTCGTCGCGTAGTAGTGCGTGGCGCCGCCGGTAGGGTCCGGCACCTTGCCAGACATCACCTGATCGGCAGCGATCTGCGCTTGGGCGAACTCACGGAACGGTATCGACCTGGCACCGGTCAGGTAGGCGTAGTTCGGATCGTTCCGGTTCCAGCAACTGAATTGGTACGGCTTCTGGCAGACCCCGGCATAGCCTTCGCCCCACCACGAATTATCCTTGCCGTCGTTTACGCGGTTGCGAATGGTCCACGCAACGGCGATTTGACCGGACAGGCTTTCGCCGCGCGCCTCCCCCCACAGTGTGCGAGCGAGGATGTCACGGTCCTTGGCGGTAACTGACATTACTTTTCTCCAGGCAATATCCGCCGTATGGCGGGTTTATATGGGTTTCCACGGATTGATTTCGAGACTTCAGAAAAGAAAACGCCCCGTCAGTGCGGGGCGTTTATTGGGGCTGTTCGGCGATCCACACCGGCGGCGTTGGCCGGTGCTGGTTCTCAGGAAAGTCTGGCGACTGAGGCCAGTCGCGCAGGGCCTGCATGTACACCAGCAGCTCCGTGAACTGCTCAGCCGTCAGCGTTGTGTTGGCGCTGATTTCGAGCTGATCACGATGGCGGTCGCGCAACCAAACCATCGAGGCCACTTCAGCGTTCCGCCAGGTGCGCTCATTGGCGGCAATTTGCTCAGCTGTCAGCCCGGGCGGATCAATTAACAACGGCTGCCCTGCTGCATCGTGCGCGCGAACTTTACCCGGCACCGGACGCGCAATCACACTGAGGAAAACCGACTCACTGATTTCTACTGCATCTTCTGGCATCTCAGGACTAATTCCACTTAAGTAAGTGCATCCCGTAGATTGGCTATAGAACCTTTTCATATATTGCCTTTCCCCTTATCGGCCAAACGCTACCCAAAACACCTTGATCGGCGTGCCCGTTGAGCTGCCCACATCATCTGCCCCGGCGACAAAAGAGCTGGGCGAGATCGTATCGACAAACCCAACCCAAGCCCCGTTTACAACCGTAGGCTGCTGGTTACTTACAATCACCGCGAATGCCTCCGTGGGAAATTGAAGATTGAATGGCACGGTGATCTTCGAGTCGTCAGGAATAGACGCCGACAGCCCCCACTGAACCACAAGGCCGCCCAGCCACGACGGGAAGACCATGTAACCGTTAGGCGTCAGGCTCGCGGCAAACCCCAAACGCAGCTTTTTCGGCGTCGCCATCACCACATCGTTGGCGCTGTCGAGCATTTGCGCCGCCGTGGCGACCTTGGCCGTCCCTTGATTGATTTCGGTTGCCTGAGCCGCCAACGCTGCCAACGCCGCGATGTCGATGCTCCCCTGATTGACCGGAGCGTTCCAGGCCTTGATGCACCACATCACCGCCACGTTTCGCGGGCGGGTTTCTGAGGCCGTGCGCGGAGCACCATTCACGCCATCCGAAATAGGGTTTCGCGCTCGCGTGTAATTGGCCCCACGATTGTCCTTGGTGTCAGCCGGGACGTCGAAGCCGTCACTAAAGGTCGCGCCACTCCGCCCACCAACCGCGTACCAGTTCTCGTGCCAGTGGCCTTGCATTGCGTCGAGCTGATAAGAGCCCAGCGCGCGACCAGCATCGACCCCGCGCCCATGGTCCCAGCCCCGGAAGAACTCACCGCGCGAGTCCGGCAAACGGAAATTGCCAGCACCTTCGCCGCCGATGTTGTAAGTGGTCCCCAGGTAGGCCGACAAGTCTGGATAGGTGGCACTGCTCTGCACGCTACCATCCACCTCAAGGAAACCCGTCGGCACCGTGCCTTTAGGAAACGGCACCATGGCCCCCACCGGCAGCGCCGACAGGTTTTTCAGCAGGTCTTCAATCTCGGTTTTGGTGTAGGTCACCGCCTTGGTGTACGCGTCGGTGATGCCGTACGCGGCCAGCGTGGTGCGAATCTCCTCTTCGGGAATGGTGTCCAGCACAATGGCGCGAATGGCCGCCACCAGTTGGTCATGTTCGCCCTCGACCGGCTCTTCACCGCCGGCACGGATCACGTTCAACAGCTCGTCCGTGACCGCATTACCCCAACCGCACGGGATCAGCGAGCCGACCTGTCCGGTCGTGGTGTTTTCATCAATAAACTTGCCGTCGACCAAGCCAACGCCGGGCACACTTTTCGGATAATCCATCTACACACCTTCCCCATAATTGATAAATTCCAGCGCGTGCGCCGGGGCTGCCCGGCGAATCACGCACTCGAGCGCGCCGTTCGGGTTCATCCCAAAGCGCTCCCCCCAAAAACTGGCGCCAAAGCGACGGCCCAGGCGGCGGCGCGGGCCAGTGTTGAGCGTCCACATAAACTGTGCCGACCAAGTGCCGAAGTGCGCGCGACCGAAGCGTGAGCGGCCGAACCTCGGCGCGCGACGCTCGGTAATGCTCGCCTCGGGGTAACCCTGACTAATGGCCAACTGGATAAAGAACGCCCGGCTTTGCCCGCCGACCTCGACCAGGCGCCGGCGCACCGCTAACTGGCGATCCTCAAACGCCGGGTTTTCACCCAAGCACGGGTCGGGCAGATCCATCACCCGCTCCCAGTCCGGCACCAGTTCGCGCACCGTGTCGGGAAACATCTCGTTAAACAGATCGGACAAACGCAGATCCTCGCGAGCCAGCTCCTGGGCGGTGCCTAACAGCACGTCGCGCAGTTCCGGCAGCAGTTCCACGTCCCACGCCGGCCCCGGCGGCAACAGGGCCACCAGTTGCGCGTAATAGTCACTTGCGGCTCTTATCTCCACAGGATGCCCCCAAAGGTCAGCAGCTCATTGCGCGCCGCCGGCACGTCCTCGAACAGGTTCAATAACTGGTGATCCTTCTCGCCGGCCGCGCCGCTGATCGCTTCGCGGATGTGTGTCAGCAGCAGGCCGACACCGAGGTCAGATTCGCGCTGATGCAGATCCACCAGCGCCGCCTCCACGGCCGACCTGACGACGCCGCTGTCGGGGGTCAGCTTGATTTCGTATTGCACCGGCTTCTCGACCGGCGGCAACACGTACAGCTCGGCCGTGACCGGACATTCGCTTTCGATGTAGTCGAAAGCCTGTTGCAGCGCTTCGGGTGATGGGATGGGGTCGATATCGCCGTCCCGGGCGATGAACACCGCCACCGTGCCAGGACCAGCCCAGCGCCGGATTAGCCAGGCACGCGTCACTCCGGGCACCTCCAACGCCCAGGTTTCGTAATCGGTTTTGTTGCCGCCATGCGGCACCAGCCGATAGGAACGAACCACCCGCGCGCGCAACGCTTCGAGGCTTTCTTGTTCGCTGCCGGCGGTCAGGCCAGGCGCTTGCACGGTAAAGGTGTCGGAGACGCCCAGGACCGGCGACACCGTGCGCAGCGTGGTGCCGGCCGGCGTGTTGCCGGCCTGGCCGGGCGTGACCGCCTGGAGTTGGGCAACGCCGGCCGAACCGGTCAGCGTTACGGGTAACAGCACGCGGAACTGCTGGCCGTCATCGCGGCGCAACAAGGTGCCGGCATCGAGCACCCGGCCGGCCGAGCCGATAAACCCGGCCGGACCTTGCGCGGACACCGCCGGCAACTGGTCACGCTTGAGGCGCGCCCGCGCCATACGACGCAGCGTGTTCTCGTCGGCCGTGTCCGGCAGGATCTGTTCGGCAATGTAGGCCTGATGCCCATAGCGGCCATAAGCGGCGGCGCCGTTGACACGAGCCAATACCTCGGCGTCGGAGCGCAGCAAGGCGCTGGAGCCCGCCAGATCGCCCTGGGCGCGCGTGATCAGCGCCGGCAGTGAAGGGGTATTAAACGGCATGGATCACCTGCCAAAGATCGTCGAGGAAAAGTTCGAGCGTGGCGCCATCGCGAAAGGTCAGCAGCACCCGCATGTTCAGGCGGTCGGTGGTGCGCTCGGTGGTGATCGCCACGTCAGTGACGCGGCCGTCGTCGAGCATCCATTTCAGCGCCTCACGGGCGTAGGTTTGGGCGTCACGTTCGGTTTGCGCGGTCAGCGAACGACGGCGCAACAGGTACAGGCGCGAGCCAATGCGGTCATTGGTGACGCTCGGGTAACTGTCCCCCCACCAGCCGTACAGCTCGCCGTCGTCCAGCGGGTCATCCGGCCCGGCCCGGCGCCAGGTCAACAAGCTGACGACGGCCGCGCGGCGCCAGGCGCTTTCGGTCAGGTCTTCATTGATCAGGGTCATGGTGCAGCCGCCACGGGCGGGCCGCTGACGTCGTCGCCGTGCTCGACCCCGTCGTGTCCGTGCTGCATCTGGCTGATGCCACCGGCCACCTGATCGTCATCCGATTCAATCCGCCCGGTGGTGCGAATCACAGGCGTATCGAACTCGACCGCCTCCGTCGCCTTGACCTTGAACGTCACGGTTTCGACCTCGATCACCCGATTGCGCTTAAGGTGGATCTTGTCGCCCTCGTCGGTGTACAAGGCGACCTCGCCCGACTCCATGCCTTGCAGGCGAAACCGGCGGTCGCCGGCACAGAGAATCACCCCGTGGGAACGGTCGCCGCCGAAGAACGCCGCCAGCACCTCGGCGCCGGGCAGCGGGTTGGACGTGAAGCCGTAGGCCTCGAAGTGCTCCATGCCGTCTTTGACTTCGTTGGCCAGCAACTTGACCTGCATCCCTTGCATTTTGCTGGCCGCATTGACCAGCACCACAACGCCGCGTGACAGCAGATTTTTCAGGTTCATTATTCGGGTTTCCAGTCAGCCGGGATCAGGTATTCGAAGTTGTCCGCCTTGCCGCCCTTCTTGAGCTTGCGGGCTTTGTGCGGGTCTTTCGGTTCGGGTAGAAAGGCCTCAATCGGGCCGACCGTGATGTGCGACAGCGTGCCGCCTTCGTCCAGGCTGTATTCGATTTCGCTGATCAACATGTCCCGGTCCAGGCCCAGCAGCGCATCCACCACGCGCACGATGGTGTTGACCTTCCACAGCGCGCCGTTCGATTGCCGCCAGCCCTGGACGGTGTACTGCACCATCAAGGCTTTGCCGATGCGGTTGCCGCGCTCCCAGTTGGCCCGCGCCTCGGCCAGCTCGGTGGTCATTTGGCCGCTCTCCTGAATAAGCAGCACCCGCTTACGCGGCGACCTGGGGTCGGTGACACGGGCCTGCACCTCGGACGCCTCGGCGCCGTCTTCGTCGTCCTTGCGTTTGCGCTGGCCGACCACGCGGTATTCCGAAAACACCCCGGAAAAGTCCGCCCCCATCGAGCCTTCCAGCACGTTTTCGCCCAACTCCAGACGGTCGAAGGTGCGGCCGCCGCTGCCGGGCTCGATGATCACCAGGCGCCCGTATTCGTCATCCGTGGACAGCAAGCGCGACAGGGTCAACAGCCGGTCGATGGATTCGAACACCGTCTCGCCGGGCTCGATGGTGTGCTCGGAGATTTGCGACGTCTCGGTCACCTGGCTGATGACCTGAATGCCGTACTCACCCGCCAGCGCCTGGACGATGGCCTGCATGCTTTGCCCGCTCCATTGCCCGGGCTGATTGATCGCCGCGCTGTCGACCAGATCCGCCGGTTTGGAACGCCCGCCCATGCCCCGGGTAATTTGATTGGCGTCATAGCGGATCGGCGTAGCAAAGACGTAGCCGGTCAACACCAGATCCTGGCCGATGCGCACCTGGGCACGGTCGCCCTGCTTGATTGGCACCGGCACCATGGTCGATGGGCCATCGGGTGACCAACTGATGTCGAGGGTGAAGTCTCGACACTGGCGCTCGATGCCGGCGCTGATGCTGACTTTCTTCCAGCCGCCATAATCCAGGCCGTTGACGCTCAGCGTCACAGCATTGTTGTCTTGCATGGGGGCTTACTCCTGGGCGACTTGCAGCGGCAACGGCGGCAAGAAACCGGGGTGCGTGATTTTGTTACGCGTAACGATTTCGGCCGCGCGGGTGGCGTCGCCAAACTGCTGATAGGCCAGCACCAACGCCGGCAAACTTTGCTTAGGCGTCACCGCCACCATGCGCACGCTGGCCTGGGCCACGGCGGTCAAATGCTCCTTAACGAGCTTGCGCACGCTTTGCAGCCGTTCGAAGTGCTCAAAGGGCGCCACTAGCGCCGCCTCCCACAACACCGCCACCAGGGCGTCACGCAGCGCCAGAACCTCGTCAGCGGTCGGCACCTCGGGGCGCTCGATGGGCAGCGCCGTTTGCTGCGCCACCGTGGGCACGCCCGGCAGCGCCGCTGGGGGCAGAACGATCGGCATGGCCGACACCACCCGCACGGCGTAGACGATCAGGATTTCGCGCACCAGATCCCGGGTCGCCTGCACCGCTGCCACCGTCGCCGCGCCACCAGATGGCGGCGGCAAGGCGGCGATGGCCTGGGCGCTTTCGACCTGGCTACTGGCCTCGCGCTTGGACGAACTGAAACGGTCGAACTCCCCGGTCATGCTGGAAAACTGCGCCCGCAACATCGACGACAGGTTGTCGGGGAAATTCATCACCATGTCCGCCAGCGCCACCACGGAACTGACCAGGCCCGTTATCTGGCTGATTTCCCGCTGAATCGCCATCTGCACCCCGGCAATGCCGTTTTGCAGTTGGGTGATGCTCATTTTCGCTTTGTTGACCAAGGCCATAGCTGCCTTGTATTTGCCAACAATCGAATCCAGCAGGCTTTCGTTTTCGTCCTCCAGTTGCCGCGCTGTGTTCGGCACGCCGGCCGGATAACCCTTGTCGCCCGCCTCGATAAACGTCAGATCAAACATGACCATGCCGCCGTCGCGGCGACGATGGGACACGTTGCAATCGGTCGCCGTGACGGTCATCTGGCCAAACCAGGGATGGACCAGAATCCCTTCCCCGGGCTGGTTCAGCGCGTGCAGCAGGTTGTCACGCTGAAAAAAGCAATCGTCACCAATGACGAAGCCGGCCCACTGAATGATCCGGGTCTTTTCGCCCAGGTCTTCTACCTTCGGTTTGTTGCGCTGGGGGTACTCGTGTAGCTGGGTCCGGCGTCCAGCCGGGGCGCTGTCGTCGTCGACCCAAAAGGGCACGCCCCGAAACGACGCCGGCTGTAGCTCGTCGCGCCACGTCTTCGCTGCCATGGGAGTTCCTATTATTTCGATAAGCTGCGGACACCAACCTGCGACTTGACTTGCAAGCCCGGTTGATTGGTTTGGCTCGACTCCATTTTCAAACCCGGCGGCGCGTTCTCGAACCGCATCACCAGGGCGCCGTCCAAACTGGCGCGCTGATTAGCGGCCGCCATTTGGTTAAGCGAGCCTGGCGCCCGTAGCAGCGATTTCGGATCGAGCCCGCCGCCCTGGGTTTGGTTGCGCTGGGCTTGCAGCCCTTGGGCGTTTTGCACGGCACCGGCCTGCACAAAGCTGCCATCGCCGCCACCCACCCCGGCATTCAGGTCGCGTTGTTGATCGGTCCACCCTTTGATCTTGTCCGTCGCCGTGGCGATCACCCCGGGGCCGCCTTCACCAGCGCCGAAGTAATTCAGGATCGGTTCCAAGAACGGCCGCACGCTGTCCCAGATGCCTTTAAAAAAGGCCGTGATCGGCGACCAGTGCTTAACGATCATGCCCATCGGCGACCAGTCGAACACCGTGCCCAGGAAGTCGAAGAACGGCACCGACATCACCTTGATCAGCTCCCACAGCTGCAAGAAGAATGCTTTCAAGGGCTCCCAGTTTTCGATGACCTGGCCCAGCGGCGACCACTCGAACGCCGCTTGCATCCAACCCCAGACCCGCATGGCAGGCGCTTCGATCTTGGCCCACACCGCCTGGAAAAACGGCGCCACCGTCGACCAATTGGCCAGCAGGAAGCCGGCCGCCAGGGCGATGCCGCGCACCACCAGGCCGACAATGCTTTTCTTCGTCACGTTGTTGAACATGGTCATGGCCACGGTGCCGCCCATCACCGCCAGGCGCAGCACGGTGAAGCCCACCGCCGCGCCCAAAATACCCTTGATCAAACCCGGATGTTCGCCGGCCAACTTCGACACGTTGGTGATCAGTGGCCCGACCGTTTTCAGGAAGTCGTTAAACGGTGGCAGCAATGCCGAACCGACCTCGATGCCCAAACGGGTGACGCGGTTTTTCAGCAGCTGCACAGCGTTGGCGGTGGTTTCCGAGCGCGACTGAAACTCTTTCTGCATCGAGCCGGCATATTGCTGACGGTCCCCGACCATCTTGAAGTTGGCTTGCAGGGTGTCCAAGTTGGTCAGCAGCGGCGCAATCGCCCCCACCGATTCCTTGCCAAACAGCTGTGTCAGAACGGCGGCCTGTTTGCTTTTTTCGACATGCGCAATCGACTTCAACACCTTGTTAATGGTGCCTTCGGAGTCGGTCGACATGCCCTTGGCGATCTGCGCCGAATCCAGGCGCAAGGCCTTAAACGCTTCCTTTTGCGCCTTGGTCGCCGCCGTGCCCGACGTCAGCGTCAGGGCGAAGTTTTTCATGCCCGTCGCCGCGACGTCCTCTGCGATCCCCACGCCCGCCAGGGCGGAACCCATGGCCGCAATCTGTCCAGCGTTAAGCCCGGCTATTTCGCCCAGGGGGCCGATGGCCGTAACGATCTTGGAAATTTGCGCCGTGCTGGCCGCTCCGGTGTTGCTCAACTGGTTGATCTTGTCCGCCAGGCTGACAACATCCGTCTGGCTCAACTTAAACGCGGTTCGCCACTTGGCCATCATCGAGCCGGATTCTTCGGCCGTTTGGTCGAAGGCCACGCCCATTTTTACTGCGTCTTCGGCAAACGCTTGCAGCTCGTCGCGGGCAATGCCCGACTGACCACCGGCCGCGACAATGGCCGCGATACCCTCGGCCGACATCGGCAGCCGCTCAGACAGCGCCAGAACATCCTGGCTCATCTGCTTGAACTGGTCCGGCGTTTTAAAGTCGACCACTTTTTTAACGTCGGCCATGGCGCTTTCAAAGCCCATTGCCGCTTGGGCGCCCATAATAAAAGGGGTCGCCAAAGCGCCGCCTTTAATAGCGTCCATAAACGTGATGTTGCCCAGGCCCGTGCTATTAAGTTGCTTACGCAACCCCATGGCATTTTTACGAACACCCTGGAGCATGGGCGACAGTTTATCGACGCCGGTAATAAGCGCCTTTAACTGAAACTTATCGGCCATTATTCCACCCGCTGTTCTTGCACGATCCTGTAAGCGTGGTCGTAACTTTCAAACACCACGTCGAGAGGCCGACCCATCATTAGTTCAGGGTCGGTTTTCCAGAAGTACGCCAGGTCATAAGCCAGCGCGATCAGGTCGTGGGGGCTTCCGTATTGCTCGGCATGAAAAAACCGACCACCTGCCAGGCCAGGGTGTTCAGGTCGGACAACTCCAGCTGATTGACCGAGCTGGCCGGAATCGCCGCGCAAATCGCCAGGTACTTACACGCGGCCTCCATGTCCAGCACCGGCAGCATGGTTTCACCGAGGGTGTACGGCAGCACCTTAAGCGCGCGAATCTCCGCCACGGTTGGGCGGCGGATGTTCAACACGCTGACTTCTTCGCCGTGCGCCTGGATCGGGGCCGCGAGTTTAAATTCTGTCTTTTCCATTACTGCCAATCCCCGCTAATGCCTTCAAATTTCAAACTCAGCTTGCCGTCATCACCGGTGAAGGTGATGTCGTCTACGGCATAACCGCCGCTCAACACATAACTACTGCCGTCTTTAAACTCGGCGGTTACGGTCAAGTTAGTACCCTTGGTAATCTTCGAAAGATCCAGGCCCGGGGTTTTAATCGCATCCACCTTGACGAAAGGCGTTACGTCCTCTTCCTTGAAGTAACCTTTGACGACGGTTTCCCGCTTAACGTCCGAAGCCGGAACTTCGACGCCGCCGGTAATCACCAACTGATCACCGTCCACTTTGATGTAACAAGTACCAGCAACTTTCTGGCCCATGAATAACCCCCACTAAAAAGCCCGCACAGGGCGGGCTTAGTTGTTACTTGGATCGGCTTACGCCGCTTCGGAATACTGCAAACGGAACTGATACAGCAGCGCGAACACCCGCAACTGATTGACCAGATCCGGCGGAAACAACACGTTCAAGCGGTTCGGGTTGGTCGCGTCGCGCTCAACGATCAGGTTGGCCTTAAACAGCTCCATGTTCTCCACGATGCCCATCCGCTCCAGCTCGCCATAGGCCGCGATCAGCTCGCCACGAATCACCAGCGGCGTGACGATGGCCTGGCCGGGGCCGAAGCTGGTGCCGTCATTGGCCAGCTTGTGCCGGCCGTACTTGCTGGTAATGCGGTTTTGCAGGAAGCGCAGCACGTGCGCCGACTGGTGCAGCGGCTCGCTGTCCATGTACGAGTTATCAGGCTGGTCATAGGCGTTACGCTGGTACGTCGTCACGGCCCGCTGAATCCGCATCGAACTGCCGGAATAGTTGAAGGTCGCGATACCGCTGCCGAGCAACGCTTGTGCCTCATCGATCAGGAAGCGATCACTCGACGGCGCCGGGTCGATCCCTGGCATGGCGCCCGTTTGCGTCGGTCGTGCCGGGTCCGCGCTGATAAACACCGCCGTACGCGCACCGAACTGCGCCGCCACTTCCCAGACCGGCTGGGGAATGCTTGCCTCCATCCCGCCGATACTGATGTGCGGGTCGTTACGCAAACGCCCGGCCGCCGCCAACTGGCCAAGGCTGCCGCGCTTGGCGCTGTAGACATGGCCGTAAATCTGTTTCGCCCAGGACCAACGGCCGGTGCTGTCGTTCATCACGTCGCGCCAGTCATCCAGGGTGGACGCATCCGTCCATGGCTGGGTAATGAACTCGAACGGTTCGTCGCCCAAGGCGGCCAAGGCCACCGCCATATCCGGCGTACCGACACCGTCAGCCATCGGCGTGACCGCCACCGTCAGGCCGGCCGGGGTAATTTCGCCATTGACGCGGCCCAGGCGATTCAGCGACAACGAAATGTCGTTGCCCAACTCACCCTTGAACTTGCTGGTCAGCGTCACCGCCCCGGCAAGCGCGACCGCCGAAACCGGCAGATCCCGCGCCTCATTGATCGCGGTGGCCAGCGCCGCCGCCGTGGCGGTCGCGGTCGCCTGCTCCGGCACAATCGAGCGCACGCGCTTGCCAGCCACGTACAGGTTAAGCAAACCGGCTTGGGTGGCGGTGCCCGTTACGGTAACGGTGGCCTTGGCTGACACACCAGTGGTCACCCGCAACGGCAGACACCACACCTCGCCGGCCACGTCGATGTCTTTGTGCAGCTTGTGCATGGCCGCCAACATCGAGCCCGCACCAGCTATGGCGATGGCTTGCGAAGTGCGCGATACCATCACCAGGCGACCGATATCGTCGTCGGTGGCGTCGTCGTTGACCTGGCCGACGATCAGCCGGCGCAGGGTCGACGTGGCGCTGTTGGCCATCGAGTTATCGACTTCGGCATAGAACAGCGGGACACGGATATCAGACGGGATATTGTTAAAACTGACGCTCATTGCTCACCCCCAGCGCTGGCAGCGGCGGCAGCTTTGGCGCCGCCCTTTTTCACGGGCGGCGTCTCGACCAGCGGCACGTCTTCCGGCTCAGCCAGAACCGCGTCACCCGCGCTAATCCGGCGTTGCCAATACACGGTGTGCGGCACGTCCGCGCCTTTGTCGGGCAGCAGGGCGCCACCCTTGTCGGGATCGGGGCACGCCCGACCGGCGACCGGCTTCAGATAGATTCGTTTCACGGTTGCAGATCCTCGCGGGTTTTAATTTCGATACGGCCGTCAGGGCCTTTCGGGGACAGGTTCGGGTCGACAAACACGTCGATAAAATCGACGTCCATATCCACCCCTTCCAGCGGCGCCAAGCCATCAAGCACCAGCTCTTGCCAGGTTTCAGCGGGGGGGATTGGGTCGCCAGCACCGTAGCCACCGTGCCGCCCGAGCTGGAAACTCGAGAGGAACGTGAACTGGTACACCACCCGCGCCCGACTGATGTGGAGCAGCGCTCCCTTGCCGTATTCAATTGGGTCGTAGTCGGGTCCGGGGCACCATCCAACTAACGCACGCCAGAGCTCCGCCCGCAGGTCATGCAACAAATCATTGTCTTGCTGGCCTCGCTCATCACCGGTGTCCAGGACAATAACGACAGCAAATTGCTCAGTGATGTCCTGGATGACGGAGTTCTGGGCTTTGCTCGGGCTCGCAGCGTCTGCCGAAGCAATGACATAGGCGGCGGGCAGGGCCAGCTGGGCACTCTCCACTACGGCGTCCCAATCAATGCCGCCGGTAATGCGCCGGGCAAAGGTGGGGCATGTCGCTCGTAGGTGAGCAACAATCGGGTTCAATTTCATTGATCGAATCTCAGGTATAAAAAAACCCCGCATCAGCGAGGTTCTTTTTTTGAGGTGGCTTTTAGCCGTTTTTGAAACTTTCCAAAGCAGACCCAATGTCGATATCAGCTGGCAGCGGAAGCTTCATAACTGCAACATCGGACTCGTTGGAAAATTTTGTCTCCGCCATTTGGCGAGCATTGCCATTCACCGACTTAAAGGTACCCGCCTCGTAAAGCCAGATGTGAGGTGCACTCTTGCCATTCAGCGTGACGTTCCAGCATCCGATCATTGAGCGGTCACCAATCACTTTCGAGTCGCACTGAACAGAACCATTCGGGTAAATCTTGTGGTTCAGGTAGATGAGCGTAATGCGATCAATCGCAGCGCTTGGCGCCTTATCGGCAGCTTCGACTGCGCTGGCATTCATCATCAGCGCCGACACGGCGAAAGGAGCGAGTAAGGTCAACACTTTCATAGGGAACTCCCTGTAGTTAGAACAGTGAGCCTATCCCAAAGCGGTTTGGGGAGTCACGTCAACGCTCCTGCGAACCCAGCCTTCAAAATCAACTCGACCTGCGATGACGAATCTTGCAGCGCATCTGCCATGTAGTTGTCGCGAGGCTTGATTCTCCATTCACCTGCCGCACGTTCGGCTAGAGCAGCGGCACGCGCGCCCTGGGCACGCCGATTCGATTTACCCTTACCCTTCCCGGGCGCCAACTTTCCGAGCTTCTTGCCCTTCTTTACGCCGTAGTGCAGGTAGGCCGGATAGAAAGCTTCCATTGCCGAAGTTTTAGTAGGCGATATCCGAACGAGAAAACCCGACCGGGACACCTTGAAGCTGATCGACTCCACAGTGGCACCGGTACGATTAACCGGGTAGCCATCCTGGCCATGCCCTAGCGCGAGGTTCATCTGAGCCTTTTGCGTGACTAGCAGGCCGACCTTACGCATCGCAGCGCGGATTTTTCGCTTATCGAAGGCATCACGCTCGAATTTGTCGAAGCCCTCGACGTGTAGGTAGCCGTCAATCGAAGCTGAGTTAGACAAAAATACCTCCCGCGGCTTTCACCGGTCCGAGTTCTTCAACCTCAAGCAGGGTGAATCGGCGACTACCGTTCATGTCCGCGACCCTGCGCACCCGGTAAATCGTTGCGCCGTGAACGACTTCGTGCGCCTCGCTAATACCCTTCAGGTAATAGAAGGTCACCCTGTGAGTGATCTTCACATCGGTCTGGACCCCGGCGGCGTAAACGGCGGTACCGACTGGCTCTATCTTTGCCCACCGTTTTTTCTGATCAGTGAACAACGAATCGAGCCCCTGATCGGGCGCCGGAATGTCCGACCTCAAACGCAACGTGATGCGCCGGTCCAGTTCACCAGCGCTCGGCTCGCGCATCGCCATATTCAGAACCTCGGCGGGACGGTGACCTCGGCCACCAGGTGATCAAGAAAAGTAGATGGCAGCTCGGCCAGGGTCTGGCCCACCAGAAACATTTCCGGATGGCGGTAAATTGTCGCTGCAGCCATCAACAGCCAGTTGCGAACACCAGGATAAAGGTCAAGCTCAAGCGCGGCCTTGTAGCGAATGCGAAGTCGACCGCTGGGCCGAGCTGCGGGGAAGAACAAAAAACTCTCCCGTTGCTCCTGTCGCAGTTCGAACGGTCCGACCACCTCGGACCATGTGCCGTCTGATTGTTGCGCGAAAATAGAGACGACCTCATTGGCCTGCCCCACATCCAAGGCGTGCCCACTTACCCGATCTGCTGGCCATTCCTCCTCGTAAACGGCACCGCGAATTGCAGCACCTGTTTTCGATTCGCACTGAGCAGTGACGCCGGGAATGATGATCTGCTCGATCAGCGCTGGCTCCATGTCCTCCGGTTCAACCCGACACTGGAAAGCTACCTGATCCAGTGTCAGTGCAGGGTCGCCGAAGTACTCGATTCGACGGGCCATGACTTACGGCTTCGCGTCGTCATCGGTACCCGCGTTATCGCTGCCAGTTTCAGCACCGGTTTCCGCCGCACCCGATGGCTCGGAGGAAGAGTTTGCTGCGCCCGTTTCACCAGCTCCCTTTGCACCACCGGTTTTGGCTGCCACTGCCTTGCCGGCTTTTGGCTTTTCGTAGGCCTCAGCAAAACCCTTGGATTTCAGGCCTTCTGCAACCTCTTGGTCAAATCCGGCCAACTCGTCAGCCGAGTAACCGCGCCAGGCTTTCAGAAACCGCACAACAACTTTATCGCTCATCGCTTCAACCTCAGATATGCAAAGCCCCGCCGAAGCGGGGCAAAAGAGTTACATGCCAGCGCCCCATTTCACGGCGACGGCGACCACGATGCACTCCACGTGACGCGGACCGAAGTCGTGCTTGGCGATGACCTTGACCAGGGTCTGGTCACGCTGGAAGGCGCTGACCATGTTCCCCTCGGAGTCCTTGTACGAGGCCTCGCTACTGAACGAGATCGTCAGGTCCATGTCCTCACCGATCATCATGTCGGCGAAGTTGACGAAGTAGAATTCGGTCTCGTTGCTGCCCGCGCCAAGGTTCACCGGGATCTGGTTGCTCAGACCAACCGGGTAACCCTTGAACAGACCCTGTTCAATTTCCGGGTAGGCCTTGTTGCCGTTGCCATCACGCAGCGATTGCAACCAACGGAACACGCGCGGATGCATCAACCAACCGCAGTCCTTCATCATCACGTTGGCCGTTTCGATGCGAAGCATCATGCCGCCGCAGAACAGGTCAATTTTTTCCAGGGTGATGCCAGCGGTGTCGGGAGCGGGCAACACGTTGAATGCCTGTGCCCAATAGCGCATGCCCTTGGGCAACGAGCCCGTGCCATCTGCCCGGACAAAGTGCAGGTCTTCCGAGAGTCCCATCGATACCGCAAGGTCGCTGACAACGATGTCATCGGTTCGCGGGCTGGTGCCAGCGTTGGCAATCAGGTCATTTGAGATAGGTACAATCGCAGCCGCTTTTTTCGCGGAAAGCTTCGTATCTGCGAACGTCATGCCAGTGATCGGGATATCGGTATCGGTACCGATGTAGGTCACAACGGTGTTGCCAGTGATGCGTGGCATGGTCAGGTTGCCGTTGTTCAACGGCAGACTTCGGGTGCCCATCTTGCGCACAACCGACATTGGGCGCAGAGCCTCAATGATCTCGGTCGCAAAGTTTTGAGGAACCAATACACCGCCGGCACCCGGCGTCACTGTACTCAGAGCCATGGCAACATCAGTGGAGAAACCACCTTGTTCCGCCATTTGAGCGGCCTGCTGCTGATTGCCTCCCGCAGCGGCCAACAAACGGACCATCTGAGCCATACGCACACCTGGTGCACCAGCTGGACCCGACTCAGAAATGTAACCTGGTGAATGGTTAGTACGGCCTTTCGCCAACTCGTTTACCGGGACCGCACTGGCGGCGGCCATTTTCTCGGCCTGTTCCGCTCGACTGATCTTGTCAGTCAGCGCATTGAACTGAGCCTCCAGACTGGTGAATTGAGTCAGCTGCTCAGCTGAGAGGGTTTCACCGCCAGACTCAAGCTTTGCCAGAGCCTGAAGCGACTCATTGAGTTTGGCGCGTTCGCTACGCAATTGAAGTACGAGGGACATGTTGCCTCCTGGGCATAAAAAAACCCGCACAAGGCGGGCTTCGAACGACTGCCGCGAACGCGGTCAGATCTTGGTTTGAAAATCCATTGCTGCTGCACGGACCGAAAGGCGGCCCTGCTGCCGGTTGGCTCGGCTCACTGCCACCGAGTTGGATAAATCATCGACGGCCTGTTGCGGGCTCTGCATGCGATCGGCGAGACCCGCGGTGATTCCGGCTTGCCCTCGATACAAGCCAGCCTCGGTGGCGATAACCTGCTGCACCGAGAGCCCGCGGTAGTCGGCGATCGCATTAACGAAGAGCTGATAGCTCTCCTGCACAACGTCGTTGAGGTACTTGAGCGACTGGTCGCTCAACGGTTCGTGAGGGCTGAGGTCGTTTTTATGGGCACCAGCAAACACAGTGGTCACCTTGACGCCCATGCCCTCCTCCATCTTGGATCGGTCCATGTGACTGGCGATGACGCCGATAGAGCCGACACCACTGGTCTGGCTCACCACCAGTTCGCTACAGGCGGCACCGATCAGGTAGCCGCCGCTGTAGGCCATGAAGTTGACGATGCCGGTGATGGGCTTTTGCTGGGCCATGGCACGAATGTCGGCCGCCAGCTCGAACGCGCCGACGGCAGAACCGCCAGGGCTGTCGATGTCCAACACGATGCGCTCGACCATCGGATCCGCAACAGCGTTGCGAATCTGAGCCCGAAGCGTTTCGTAGCTGGTCATCGTCTCGCACATACTGACGTGGCTGCCGCGACTGACCAATACGCCGCTGACCGGAATCACTTCAATACCGGTTCGCGCAATTGCTGTGCGGCGTTCTTCTTCGCGCTGGGCGATGCGGTCCAGGCCATCGTCAGACCAGAGACCGGCGCCTGCTACGGCCCCGATGTTGACGATGTTCAGGCTCATTGCCTGGTTGGCCCAACGGACGCCGAGGTCCAACATGTCAGGCATCACCAACAGCGGCTGATTGAACAGCAGGCTGGAGGCTCGCAGGTAGTTTTTCATTGCGCGAGAATCCTCTCTATTTCAGCGTGCTGCAGTTCGAGCTGCGCTCGCACGTTAGGGTTGGTCAAGTCAGGGACGCCCTTGCCTGCGTCCACCATGTTTAGCGGTTGGAGATAGATCTCACCGCCCGGAACCGGAGGCATGTTCTCCAGCCGGCGAATGTCGTTGACGCTGAGCCAGCCCCACTGGCGACCGATGGCGTAGGACTCATAACGACTCTTCTGATCACCGCGCAAAAGGCCGGAAAGGTTGAATTCGATGAAGTACTCGCGCCGGTCAGCAGGCAATAGAAAGTCGCGCATCATCGACTGCTCGTGACGCTTGACCCACGGCAACAGGGCGAACACGACGAACTGAATCATCAGCTGTTCAAGAGTGTTGTAGTTGGACTTTTCCAGGTCGTTGACCATGGGCAGCGGGATCTTGTAGATCCGGGCGATGTCGGTACCGCTGGTTTTGAGAATGCCCAATACCTCGGCATCCACGTTGCTCATCGACACGGGCTTGAAGGTCATCCCTTCTTGCAGCAGGGCGACTTTTTTTGCGTTGTCCATACCGCCGAACTTCTGCCCCCACTGATCGACGATCTTGTCGATGCTGTTCTGATCCTTGATTGCCGGCGCCTCGTGCGGCCGCTGAATTACCCCCGAGACGGTTGCCCCATTGGCGAAGCTTTTCCCGGTGTACTGCCGCACAGCTTGAGCCAAGCCTATCGATTCAGCATGTACTTCAATCGGCGATAGACCCACGTAGTGGTTGGTGCTGAACCATCGCACGTGGTGGATCATGCGCATCGGCAGCGCTTCCCCGCCGCTGATCCTGTAATACGGCAGCATGTCGCCGCCCTTCAGCACCTGCACTTTGTCGTTGCACAACGGCCAGAGCGCCGCGACGTTGCCGTCATCCCGTCGGTCAATGAAGCTGTAAGCGTTACCCCGCAAACCGGCAGCACCTTGCGTGCACTCCCGGTATTCATACGGCGTTTGAAATCCGTTTGGCTGGTACCGAAGGACGTCATACGCCGGATGATTGATGGCCGCTTCGCGCTGACCGTTGTCCAGCCGGCGATACATCTCGCAGGGCAGTTGCCCCATGGTTTCAGCCAGGAGCGTGACGCAGTTTTGCAGGATCGGCAGGCCCAACGCCGACTCGGGCGTGACCCTCATGCCCGTGCTGTTGCGGCCACCACCCAGCAGACCGCGCCAAAAGCCGCCGCCCGTTTCTGTCAGATTTCCGCGCCCCTCGCCGAGCGCGCTTGAAAAGAACATGCTCAACCTCCTTGGGGTTTGGATTTGGCTTTCAGTGCGGCGGATGCGCGATCGGCAAGGAATGACCAGGCCATCAAGCCCAGGCCTGCGACAATGCAGGCAGCCGGCATGCTGATCATTGCCACGCCGCACACCAGCAGACCGAAGCCCAGCAGACCGGCCAGCCATGAAAGGATGACCAATTTCATATACCCGCCCCTTCGTCGTAGATGGATTTACCGCTCTGCCCAGCTGCCTTGCTGCTGATGCCGACGGCCATGATGGATGCGACGATGCCGTCGATCCGGCCCGTCGCCTTGGCCTTGTCGGCCTTACGGTTGTTGGCTGGATCGGAAACAATCACCGCGTTGCCGGCGCACCAGGTCATTACCGGGTTGCCGTCGTGACGCAGGGTTTCAACTGTCTCGCTTTCGACGACCTCCCAATCAGCGGGATCGAGGTCGATCACCTCCTGTTCGGGGGCCAAGCCCAGCAAGCGGCGCTCAAACTCATCGACTGCCGGCCCCATGTCCTTGTAGCCCTGACCGAAGCCGACCATTTCCGGCAACGAGATGTCGTACTCGGACATCAGTTGCAGCAGGTCTTCGATGCGCCAACGGTCATAGGCAATGCGCTCGACATCGAAGTACGCACAGATGGTGACTAAGCGCCGCAACACATGCAGCTTGCTGATGGCCCGGCCTGGGGTCGTTTCAAGGTGCCCATCTTTAACCCACATCGCGTAGGGCACCTTGTCGCGATCCTCGCGCCCTTGAAGGTCGTCGTCCGGGATCCAGAAGTACGGCAGCAGACGCCAGTGCGGATCGTGCGGGGCGGGCCAGAAGATCAGGACGAATGCGGTCAAGTCCGTGGTGCTGGCTAGATCGAGCCCGCCGACGCATCGGCGGTTGCGCAGTAGCCGCATTGGCACGCGCTCTTCGGCTTGCTTCCAAACGCCCCAAGAAATCCATGGGGCATCGGCTTGGGTCCATTCGCAGAAGTTGAGGCGGCGCACCACCGACTCTTGAGCCGGTAACCCTCGGGCCGACTGGACCTGCTCACGCAAGTACTTGCGACCGGGGATGCCGTCGCTTTGCCCTTCGGCGATGTAGTCCAGCGAGGGGTTGACCTTGGGCCAGCAGGCCTCGTCCTTGAACGGGTCGTCGCCCTCATCCAACGAACAGATGAAAGCGAAGAAACTGTCGTCATCTTCGATGGCCGCGCAGATCCGCACACCCAGGTCGTGATACTGACCGCAGACCGTCTTCTTGTCGGAGCCACTGTTGGTGATCATCACCACCATAGCTTTGCGACGGTTCTTGGTACCGGCGCGCATCATGTTCACGGTGGAAGCGGTCTTGTGCTCGTGCAGCTCGTCGAGCAAACCAATGTGCGGCCGCGGGCCGGATTTGCCTTCGTCGGCACTGATGGGCCGAAAAAAGGAGTTGGTGTTCGGGTAGAACAGGTTCCAGACTTTTTCATCGCGACCAGACTGCACAAGTCGCGAGCGAAGTTTCGTCGACATGTCGACCATCGACACGGCATCCCGAAACAGGATCATCGCCTGGTCGCGTTTGGTGGCAGCCGCGTAGATTTCAGCACGCTGCTCACCGTCGGCCACCAACCCATAAAGGCCGATGCCAGCAACCAACGGGCTTTTGCCCGACCCTTTCCCTGTCTCGATGTAGCCGAGTCTGAAGCGGCGATAACCGTCAATGGTCATCCAGCCGAACAAACTGCCGACGACAAACGCCTGCCAGGGCGCGAGCATGAAAGGCATGCCCTCGTAGTCGCCACCGTTGAGGCAAAGGACCTCTTCGAAAAAGCCAAGAGCGCGGTTGACGCGCTCAAGATCCCAGACCAAACCGCGAGACGGTCCGTGCTCAAGATCTCGAAGGTGGCGTTTACAAGCGTTACGGACGTTGGGGCCGGCGACGATTTCGCCAGCCAGGACGGCGTGGGCGAAGCAAGTGACGCGGTCGTCAGCTGAAGTACTTCTCTGCGGCGTCTCGTTGGGCATTTGGGAATAGATCACCTTGCGGGGCCGGGGCAGTTTTCAGGTTGCGCCGGGACATTGGCGACATGCCGAACTGGGCGCCGGCAGCATTGGCACGCTTCTCCGCGTCGTTCGCGAGCTGCCGAAGGACGTGCATCTGTTGCGCGCCGGTCTTGAAGGTCTGGATATCGCCGCCCAATTCGTCATTGGACTCAGCGTTGCGCTTGGTGATCAGACGCTGGTAGCGGCGCCAATCAGCAACGGCCTGGCAGTAGGTGGCCAGCGCCATCGCGTCGAGCTGTGAAACGATGCCCAGAGAAATCAGCGCGGGGATCAGTTCGTCCCACTCGGCGATTGCTTCAGGAGACAAGACATCGGGCCTTGGCGGCGCGCCCACCGGGACAGCCGGCTGCGCTACCTGGGCGAGCAGGTCATCGATATTTTCCCGCCCCTTATTTCCCTGCAAAATTTTGAGCGCCACCGGCATTCCGGGGCGCCCTGAGTTTCCATTTCCGGCCATAAAATACCCCCTTACCTTGATACCCCCCCTCCCTCATTTTTACCGACTTTGCGAAGAGAGGGGGGCGAGCGGTCTAGAACAAATTCCCGCGGAAGTTTTTCACCCCCCCTACCCTCGGGGTGATGCTTTTTTGGTGCGTCGGGGATGGAGGATCACCGGTTCCAGTGGTGCCCCGGATCGACCGGCCGGCCATCTGAGTAACAGCCAGGAAGCCGACCGCTCTTCTCCATCCGCTGCTTGGTCGAGTCGTGGCAGAACTTGCACAGGCTCGCCCAGTTCTTCGGGTTCCAGAACAACTTCCATGCGGCCTTGATGCGGACCGGATCACCACTTTCCTTAGCGTCCTTGAGCTTCGGCGCAATCTTGTGGTCAACCACAGTGGCAGCAACCGGTCGCTGATCGGTCGAACACATGGTGCAGTAGGGATGCTGACGAAGATGCCCATCACGAGACCGCTGCCACTTGTACCCATAACCACGCTCGGTGCTACTGCCTCGACGATCACTGCTCGGACTGGACATCAACAGGAACCTCGCACACTCCGAGCCGCTTCGCGACCCAACGCTCATACAACCCAATCGCCACATCGGCGCCGGCCATGGCGGTGAGGCATCCGATCGCGCCTGCCGTCCAAACCGACATACCGGCGCCGATCATCAGCATCATTGCCGACACACCGCAGACGATGCAGGCACCAGACCGCAGAGCCAAACGCCGCAACAATGCCCAACCGCGAGCCCCGTCTTTATCTGCCCGCCACATCTCACCCGAAACGCCGCCGACCAAGGCCAAGAGGATCACCAACCAGATCGGCATTTCCGCCAGCGCCTGCTGTTCATTTGTCATGTTCTGTCCTAAGTGGTGGTGCCGTGCCCCCAAAAGAAAACCCCGCCGAAGCGGGGTTAGGTGACCGGCTCAGGGTGGGCCGGGTGAAGCTGCACAGCACGTGCGAGGTCAGCGCCGAGGCGCAAATTCCATATCGTGGGGACTTTTTACCCCTCTCCGGAAAAACCGAAAAGGGGTAATTTTCGGTACTTCGGCTCGACGCAAAGTTGACGCAACTTTGACGCAGGTTTGAGGCAAAACACTCTGACCAATGGTCAACATGTACGGACCCGCTTGCTAGTCGACACGCGGGTGAAGTTCGTTTCCGGCACACCACTGCGTCGCTCGATCCCTCGAGTGGTGGCACTACGAACCGTGAGAATTAACTGCACCTGTTCGTGTAGACGGTGAACCCAATTTCGGTAAGTCCGGTCAGCGTCCTCACGAAGCCCAAGTAGCTGCAACTGTGAGCGAACCGAGTACGCAGGCTGCGGCAAGTACCGATTGCGAGCCAACGTCGCGAGCTGAGCCCCTTTCTCTGACTGCCGCTCAAGTTGCGCAAGGGCTGCCGCTACTTCCGTTGCGACATGATCCATACCGCCACCCGCCGCCATCAACAGGTCACGCGATCCAGGCGTGCCGCGCGGCGCGCTTCCACCCCACTGCATGATTGTCGCCATGGGACTGCCCAATCCAGCGCCGTCACCGACCTGGCAGTGCTGGCGTGCCCAGTGCTGCATCAACGCTTCAATTTCTTCGATCACCGCCCTTCCCCCCGAAAAACCGAACCCGACACAAAAAACACACTACCCAACACAAACCCAACACAAATAAATCTCTTTGAAATCAATACCTTTATCAGCTTTGAGTTGAGTGTGTTGGGTTGGTTGGGTTTATCGATCCTCGCATAAGAAAAAATTACGGCCTCTGTTTGCTGTTCAAATAACGTCATGCATGCGCGTGCGCGACGACAAACCCAACACACCCCACACAACAGGCGGAAACCCGCGTAATTCAAGGCCTGAAACTGTGTGGGGTTCGAAAAACCAACCCAACACACACCCGACACACCCAACACACTTTTAGACGCACTCATGCTGCTGCCGCCTTCACGTGGTCCCAGTTGTCCACGTTCCAACCCGCCAGCTTCGCCTGCGCTCGCCAGGCGCTGACCGTCTTGCCCAGGTCGGCCGCTTTCAGTGATGGGGGCTGGGAAGCGTCAGGATCGTTCGGAAAGAAGAACGCGCCGAACTTCCTGTTACTGCCTTCAGTCCATGGGATCGAGCGGGTTTTGTCGACTTCAGAGCCAATGAACAGCGAGAACTTCGTCTGACTCATCACGTGCTCTTTGTTGCGGTGACACCACTCAAGGAACAATGAATACAAGTCGGTTGATAGGCACACACCCCACAAGTCGCGCCCCAGCTCGCCATACTTCCAGAGGTTCAGGAACGTTTGCCAACCAGCTCGACTCAACGCCACCAGACGCTCACGCGCCGCAGTGCTTGGCGGTCGTGTACGCTCATCGAAGTCACCCAAGTCGACCGACAGCAACCAGCCATATAGCGCCGCGACCCCGCCATTCTTCAGCTCGTGTCCGATAGCTTTCTGGCGGACTTCGGGCAGGGTCTGCTCGGGCCACATCACCAACATTCGCCGATCGCTCTCGCTGATAGGCCACGGCAGGATCTCGTTGCTTAGGAAAACCGCGTTCATATGGTTGGCTTCCTCCCAGCCATTGATGAACTTGGATTCCATGCGCACCGTCTTGCCGGTGATCAAGTGCTTGATCTTCCCCACCTGGTTGTAACGCTGATCACGGCTCACAACCTCCTCAAACACTGACCAGAGCTTTCGGCTTTGCCAGGCATTGAAGTTACTTTCGAGCTGCGTCTGACCGACCGTGGCAGCGTACTGACCGTAAAGCATCCCCAGCGCATCAGCGAACAGCAGGCTTTTGCCCGAGCCTTCCATAATGGAATGCATCAAAACCGCCGTATCCATCTTGGCGCCTAGGTGCTGAAGCGGGTACGCCATCCACCGGGTCAACCAAGCCGCTGCGTTCTGATCGTGGTTGCACAGGAACGAAATCAACCAACGCAGGTTCACGCAAGCGTCATCATCCCTGACCGGTTCCAGCGGCAAGCCGTCGAACGTGTTGATATAAACGCTCGGGTCTTTGGTCATCGTTGGGTCAAAGACGATATGGTCCACATCCACCACCCGCCGCTCACTGCTGTTCAACCACAACGGGTACGTGTCGCCCAAGGCCATCTTCACAGCACCTTCGGCAACGCGGCGTTTCTTCTCGCGATCCCAAACATCCTTGGTGCCGTCTATGTACACATAACGCTCGGTCGGCGGCATCCCGAAGGCGCCGCCCTTTTTGCCCTCCATCCGCCGCGACTGCTCGATGTCACGCACGTGGTCATCCGAAATCAGCTTGCGACGCACGGTGTCTTCCAACCACTGCTTCGCCAGCGGCTTACCGACCCGCGCTTCAAATGCCGATTTCTTCATCACCCGCGACTGGTCGAAGTCCCACACATGCGTGGTGCCCTCCACCAGCGCAAACCGCCGAAGAATATGGTCAAGCGTCAGCACCTCCCCCGCGCCCCCGTCAGGAGCCGGAGCGGCCTCGCTGTCGCCGTCAGGCGCACAGCTCTGCTCGCTCAGGTCACCAGATGGGGTCGGGGGAAGATCACGCGGATCGGGTCGCGCTGAATGCTGCATACCCAGCATCCGCGCAGCATCCTTCACCGCCTTCGACTGGTCGCCGCCGTGCTCGAGTAAACAGAAAACTTCGAAGGCATCGTTCTGATGCCCGTTCGCGAGCGGATCGGCGCCATGGTGCGAATAAACCTTACCCTCGCTGATCGTCACGCCCGGCAAGCCGGTGCTGCTCTGGGGGTAAAGCCACTTGCTGCCACGCTTGATGTAGCCATGCGCACGCAGTAGTTCTTCGATGTCATGGCTGCGGTTGAACTCATCGATCACCGAAGGGGACTTTCCCGCCGGAGATATGGTGCGCTTGGCAACCTTCGGCGTCGGCACTGCAGCTTTGATCGCCCACGGGCACGCCCCTTCAGCATCACGCTTAAAGAGGTCCCAGTTTTGCCAAATGGCAAGCAGCTCGTTGGTCAGCGTAGGCAAACCGTCTTCAGCGTTCGGCGGAGTTTTCCAGGTGTAAGGCTTGCCGGTACCCGGATGAATCGATGGCGGGAATACGTCCTGAACCAGGCCAGCACGCAATTCAAACACCGTGAAGCGTTTGAAAGGATCAGCTTCCGCACGTGCAGCGGCTTCCCCGGCGAAATCACCCTGCTCTTTCGCAGCCTTGGCCTTGTCCATCAGGCCTTTGAAAATCGAACCGTCAGGGTCATTTTCATTAGGCCATGAAAGAGAATGCCGGGTCAGCTCAACGCCTTCCGGCAATTTGAACAACACCCGGAAGCGCAGGGGATTGCCGACGATGGTCGGGTAAACCACCGCCATGGCATCCAGATCAACACCCAGCAACTCATACAGCACATGCCGTGTCCACTGAACGTCATCCACGTCCAACGAACAGACACGGCTCGGCCCGAGCACGACGCCGAGGTTGTGGTTAGGGTTTCGTTGCCAGAATGCTTCAGCCGCGGCGGCATCGGTGATATAGCCGCCCGGTTTGTTCCACCCCATGCCTTTTGGGGCCTTCTCACCTGGCTCAATGGATACCAGGGCGAGGTTGAATGTATTGATGTAACGCTTTGCCCATGTGGCGATGGCTATTCCTTTGGCCGGTTCACTCATCGCCGAGCCTCCCGCAACCCCTGACAATGGACGCAGGTCTCGCAACCCTCAATCGTCTGCTGTCGAAGCAACGGGATAGGTTCGTCGCTGTCCTCGCAGAACTGTGCACTGATGCGGCTCGACGGCACGCGACGATTGCGATGGATGGCGACGTCGAGCAGGTATTGCGCCTGATCATTGGCGCGATCGATATCGTCAGCCATTGTCGCGATCCTCCATCGCTTGGCGCGCACCCGCCATGATGCCGAGGACTTCGCGGATCACATCCATGCCCTGCTTCTCAAGGTCGAGGACTTCGTGTAACTCCCAGACATTGTCGGCAGCGCCATCGTGCATCGCAGCCACGAACTCACCGGTCTCACCGAGCAACTTGCCAACGGCTTTTAATGCGTCACGCGTCGCCGGTACCGGTACCGGGCGATACCAAACTGCACCCGCCGGGCGCATCAGCGCATCAAGCAAGCGAGCATCGCCAGTCAACCTGATTAGCTCTTCCAGCTCATCAGGGTTCAGCCAACGGCGCTCTTCGTCGAGTTTGAGTTTTTTCTGGAGGGTGTCGTTATCCAACACCATGTCAAAGGCAAGGGCGGTGATTCCGCCCTTATAGTCCCGACCAGCGCGATAGATCGCCTGGCGTAGTGGTAGGACCGGACCAGCGTCCGGTAAAAGATCTGTGCGACTCATAACCGTAAATCCCCTGTTTACGGTGTAGCCATAAAACAGGGTAGTCCCTATCCTACAACCACGACCGATGTGCATGTGCTGTGTGTCGTCGTAGCTGAGCTGGGGGATTCTTTGGTGAGAGGCCCCAGCTCGGCACCCTTTAAGCTGCCGACTTCACGTCAGCCGCTTCTTTTTCTTGGATGTATAGGCTTTCAATGGCCTTACCCGTTACGTACCGAACATCCGCACCTTTAGCGGCGCGATTAATAGTCGGCTGTGTTGTTCCTACGCGATCTGCAATAACCCGTTGGGATAAACCGGACCGCAGTAATTCCGCGAGCATTTCTTGGATAGTCATATCGTTCACCGATGCGCTTTCGCATTGAACGCCACAATACACAAACGTATTGATTGATTCAATACAATCGGCGATACGTTTTTGAATCAAGGCAGAGAAAAGTGATCGGAGACCGCATCGCTCAACGCATGCAGGAAATGGAGTTATCAGAAGGCGAACTCGGTCGCCGCTCCGGCGTTCCGCAGCCAACAATTCATAGAATCGTGACGAATGCCGTGGCCAGTCCGCGTCATGAGAACGTTGAAAAGATCGCCAAAGCTTTGAAGGTCAGTAGCAACTGGCTCTGGAAGGGAGGCGAACACAAAAACCCGACCAATGATCAGGCAACACCATCTACGTCTGATTCCAACGTCGAGCCAGGACCGGCTATCAAGGGCTATGTTCCATTGATTTCATGGGTGCAGGCAGGCGCCTGGTGTGAAGTCGAGGACGTGCGAACACTTGATGATGCAGAGATATGGCTGCCCTGCGCCGCCTCACATAGCAGCCAGAGCTATGCCCTTAGAGTCCGCGGGCTTTCTATGTTCAACCAACACGAACGACGCTCCTTCCGAGACGGCGACATCATCTTTGTAGATCCCGCAAAGGACGCGGAAAACGGTTCGCTTGTCATTGCAAAACTTGTTGATAGCCAAGAGGCGACTTTTAAACAGTTGGTGATGGAAGGAAACCGCCGCTTCCTGAAGCCGTTGAACCCAGCTTGGCCGGAGCCCATCATTGAGCTAGGCTCCGACGCGATGATTTGCGGCGTTGTCTTTTCGAAACTAGAAATTTTCTAATACATTTCCGAGCAGACAGAGCCCGCACCTTGCGGGCTTTTTTATGCGCGCCGCCAAAATCAATTCAAATACGTATTGACTAGATCAATACGTATTTGTATCGTTCGCATCGTATACCTCTCACCAAAGAGTACGAGCCATGCAAACCACACAGCAAAGCAACACCCGCTGCCCGGTCTACCTGCATCCCTCTGCATGCAGCAGCCGGGCAGCCGTCGAATCAATTCAGCAACGCACCGGATTGTTGGTGATTACCAACCCCAAAGGCCGCACCGAGGCCATCAAGCCATTCAGCAACTCCGACACCGAGGCCAGCACTCGGCCGTTCGGAGGCGACGCGGCATGAACAACTATCTCATTCCACTCGAAAAACAAGAGCTCCTGCATCACATGCTGCAGGTTGGCGGCGCCGCCGTGTGCCCCCTCCAACGGCCAGAGCAAACTATCCATGCAAAATTTGAAGTTGAGCTCACCGACAACAACGCCGTTATCAGCGTTGACTTCGGCAGCCACACTGGAGAGTTGACCCTTAAGCGTTCAGATCGGGCCAACCACCTTCATCTGCGGGACTTTATCCAGGACATCGCGAACGGCCGCATAGAGTCGGCACAACCGACGCCGCCGTACGTGCAACCCGGGCGCGCGCTTGCGCAACTTGATCAGATGCTGGACGAGTCAAAAGCCTTGCTTGACCGCGTCCGCAAACTGATTGCCGCCTGAGGCCAGCGCCATGAACCGCACCCTGGACGAAACGGCCGCAGTGCTCGGCCTCAAGCCCCGCGCATTCCGCACAAGGCTGCGGGAAGTGGGCATTTTGAATAGCAGTGGTGACCTTGCCAGCCAGTACAGAGACCGTGGGCACCTGTACTCGGACCCACGCAGCACCTTGATCCCGTCGCTCAACAAATGCCGTCACTACTCCGTGGTGATGGTGAAGGAAGACGGTGTGGATTGGTTGGCAAAAAAGCTGGGAATCACCATCACAAAAAAGGACGCCGCCGCATGAAAACCAATCAACTCAACGCCTACACCCAAGCGCTCGGCGCCCTGAAGCTGATCCCAATCTACCTGACGTGCCCGGGCGTGATCAGCCGAGCCACGATCCTGGGCGCCTCGACCGAAGCGGTTCAGCTGCTGGAAAGCATGCCAGCGCTCAGCACCGAATTGGCCGAAGTGTTCCGCTGCGTCAACAACGTGATCCACGAAGGCCAGACCGCCTACGTCACCCCGACCAACTCGCCCGAATACCCCTTCGGTGCCGTCGTCGCTGACGCTGCTGGCCACATCTGCGCCGCCGGCATAGGCAAGAGCAAAGAAGGCCTCGCCGAATTGATCCGCCTCAAGCTGGTGCCCCCATCGGAGGGGTTCGGGGAGGATGCCGCGTGAGCGACACCCTAGATCAACTACGGAAACAGTTCGCCACGCCCTGCCCGACCTTGTCGGCAGTACGCGAACAGTACTTCGCACACATCCGCACCGACCGCTACCTGCTGGCCGAGATCAAGGCCGGCCGCATCGCCTTGGTCGTAACGCGCCTGCACTGCTCGGCACGAGCAAAGCCGGTGGTGTACCTGCACAACCTCGCTGAATACCTCGACGCCCAAGCGACGAAGGCAGCGGCTTGATTCAACGGTAGCCCCTGCCGCCCAAGGGCAAACAACTCGCACTCAACGAGGCACAGCACATGAAACCTACCGACACAGCCGAATTCATCGGCGAACTGAACGCCGGTGTTTTCGCAAATCAGATCGGTCATGCACTTTCCGAAGTGGCATCGGGCGTTGTCGATAACGGCAAGGTCGGCTCCGTCACGCTGACCTTCACCCTGAAGCAGATCGCCGACAGCCACCAGGTCACCGTCAACCACAAGCTCGCCTACAAGGTGCCAACGAAACGTGGCAGCCGCAGCGAAGACACCACGCTCGACACGCCGATGCACGTCAACGAGGGCGGACGCCTGACGCTGTTTGCCGAAGCCCCTCGCGCTGGCCAGCTGTTCAATCGCAACGACGCACCGGTTCACGCCAGGTCCTAAACCAACCCGCTCCATGCCTCTCACCAAAAGGAAATAGATCCAATGGAAGCCAAAGCAATTCAGTTGATTCAAGACACTGCCGTTCTGGCCTATGCCAAGCCGCTGGGCACTTTCACCCCGACATTGGTACTGCCGTCGGACCAGAAGATCCACAGCATCGAGAAATTTCAGGCTGCACGCAGCCGCTTCCGTGGCGCGCTGACTACACACTCACTGGTGGACTTCGGCAATTACGTGATGGAGCAAAGCACCGATGTCGTTGCCTCTGGCTTTGTCGATGCAGAAGCCATGTCGTGCACCGTGATTTTCAACCTGGGTAACACCAAAGAGCCAGGGCACGGCGACTTCACAGCCACCCTCAACCTGAGAAAGACCGCTGCCTTCCGGGCCCTGGAGCGTGCCGCCTCCGTCCAATTCGCGCAGAAAGACCTGAGCGACTGGATTGAGGATTGGGCATCGAACCTTCAAGCCCTTGCAGCCGATGACAGTCAGATCGACTTACGCAAAGCCGCGAGCGCAATCCGCTCCATCAGCATCGAGCAGGCACGCAAGAGCGAACACGTCGTCGGCGACATGAGCACATCCCGTTCGGCAATGGACCAGATTGAGGCCAAATCCGCCGAAGGCCTGCCCGCTGAACTCCTGTTCACCGTCGAGCCATACGAAGGGCTGAAGGTCCAGATCATCCGCCTCCGTGTTGCCGTGCTCACCGGCGGTGACAAACCCCTGCTGCGCCTGCGCTGGATCGGCGAAGAGCAACTGCGCGAAGACCTCGCCCAAGAGTTCAAGGATGTCGTGCAACAAGAAGTCGGCGGCGGCGCGAAGCTGACCATCGGCAACTTCAACCTAGGCTAACCACCATTACAACACCTCGCCGCCGGCCTCTCACCAAGAATCCCGGCGGCGGGCTCTACCGAGGAACACAGCACATGCAAACTCAACACCTCGTAACCACTCACAGCGCTCGCCCGGTTAGCGGAATACACCCATCTGTAAGGATGAATCTTGAATGAGCTGGCTCTTTTCGCGGGCTCTGGTGGCGGAATACTCGGTGGCCACCTGCTCGGATGGCACACCGTCTGCGCCGTTGAGCGTGATGCCTACTCCGCACAAGTTCTGGCGCAACGACAAAACGATGGAGCCCTCCCAGCTTTCCCGATTTGGTCTGACGTGTGCAGTTTTGACGGAAGACCATGGCGCGGCCTTGTTGACGTGGTTTCTGGCGGATTCCCGTGCCAGGACATATCGGCTGCCGGGAATGGCGCCGGCATCGACGGTGCGAGGTCTGGGCTCTGGCGTGAAATGGCGCGAATCATCGGCGAAGTACGACCTGAAGAGGTCTACCTGGAAAACTCACCTCTGCTTGTGGGAAGAGGACTTGCACTGGTCCTCGGTGACCTTGCCGAAATGGGGTATGACGCGCAGTGGTGCATTGTTTCAGCATCCGACGTTGGAGCGCCCCATCAGCGCGAACGCATTTGGCTTGTTGGCACGCCAATGGCTGGCGACAGCCGGCGAGGAGATTGTCCATCGGAGCGCCAAAGGCGATCGCCGAGCTTGGTGTCGGCGTACCGGAACTGGCCCACGCCCGTAGCGAGCATGGCAAAGGGATCATCTCCAGCAGCACTGACACGCAAGTCCGGAGCAGACCGATCGAACGATCGACTGGACCACGCGGTGATGGCTTCCGACGGTGGCCAACTGAACCCGGAATGGGTCGAGTGGCTAATGGGGTGGCCTATCGGGTGGACCGGATTAAAGCCCTTGGAAACGGACAAGTTCCGCGAGTGGCAGCTGCAGCATTTTATGAGCTTTCCAAGGGATAACGTTGAGGTGAACGCATGAGCGCAGCAGAAAAACTCGACTTCCACATCACGCCAGGTGCTTGGTTCCGTCAGGACCTACTGTACCCAGTGTTCGGTCTGAGCTCTGAGGCTGTTCGTAAATATCGCACACGCGGGCTCTGGCTTGAGGGCAAGCACTGGCGCTATGACCCAGCCAACGTGATCGTCTACAACCGCGCCGCAATTGAACGCTGGATGGAAGGGAAACCATGATCGACAAGATGCCGACCGGCGTTGAGATGAACGGCAAGCAGCTACGCATCTGGTTCATCTTTAACGGCCAACGGTGTCGGGAACCCTTGGAAGGGATCTCGAAAGTCAACAAGGCCGCGATCGCCTATGCCGATAACAAGCGCCGTACCATCCTCGCAGAAATTAAAGAGGGCCGCTTCGACTACGCGGCCCACTTTCCGAACTCGCCCAGGGCTGCCATGTTCACGGGGACTGGCGGCCCTTCGCTAAAGCGCACCGTGAAGGAAGGCATTGATCGCTGGCTGGAGGTTCAGCGCGCGCTAAAAGCTTCGAGCACTGTCGTCAACTACGTCAGCAAGGCTGTGCACGTCGAGAAGAAATTCGGCAAGCGTCGGATCGTCGACATCAGCAAGAGCGACATCGAGTTGTTTCAAGCGCAACTGCTCAAGCAAGGCCTGGCCCCGAAGACAGTGAACGACATTTTCACCGTCGTCCGCGGGGTCTGGGCTGATGCCTTCGGCGACGGCATCCTGAAAGCCAACCCGCTCGACCGGATCAGTAACGTCGGATCAGACGTCGACCTAGAACATGCCGACCCCTTCAGTCGCACCGAGATCGAATTGATCAGTAAAGCGGACCCAGACCGGCGAGCTGACACCCGGATGATTGAGTTCAACTGCTGGGCCGGACTGTCCCTGTCCGAACTCATCGGGCTCGCCGTTGAAGACGTAGATCTTGAAGCCGGCGTAGTACACGTCCGCCGGGCATTGGTCGTCGGCGAATTCAAAGTCCCCAAAGAACGCTCCAGGGTCCGAGTCGTCGAATTGATAGACCCAGCCCTCGAACTGATGCGGGAGATAGTCGCCGCTGCCAAGGAAGCAGTAGTCGAAGAGATCACCGTTATCCAACGCGACAACATCACGTCCAAGAAGATGAAAGTCAGGTTTCTTTTCCGCAGCTCGACCAGCGGTTTGCTCTGGAGCGGCAAGACTTTGAGCAACTGGTTTACCGCCCATCTGAAAAAGGCAGAGGTCCGCCATCGTGGTGCGAATCAGTGTCGCCACACTTTTGCCAGCCAGATGCTGTCGAGTTACGTTCCGGTCGAATGGGTGGCCCGGCAACTCGGGCACGCCGATACAACGATGGTGAGAAAGCACTACGGGAGATGGATACCCAAGGACACCAAGAGCATGGCGGGAATCGTTTCTAAGATGCTTGGATTTAGAAAAGATTGAAATTACAGGCCCGATTAAAGGGCCTAATTCCTATCGTGACTATCTAGATCTCAGGAACGTTCTGACGTTTCATCCATTTCACTGACGACTCAAATACCTCCAAAACCCTCAACTGTAGAGTGCTTTCGAAATCTGCCATTGCAAGGTTGTAATTATTTACTGCCCCTAAAAACTCAACGCCCATGTGTTGGTTGGGAAGCTCAACCATAAAATTTTCCGTTACTGGATTTACTGGCTGCCCTCCGTACTCTTGAGCAAGCAACCGAATTTTGTCAGTCAGCACAAGCCAGTCCAACGCGTGCTCCGGAGATAATCCTATAGCCAGGCTAAGGGCGTGCTGAAAATCCTGATACCGGGAATGACCGGTTTCCATTGCATATTTCAGGCGAAGAAACTCAGGATGAGCACGTATGATTGCGATATTTGATTCCAGCCGGGCGAGTTTGAGTACATTGAGATCGACTGAAATTATTGGCGTCTCATGTCCGAACAGCCTGGTTCTATCGAACGCATCAACCACGGAAGCAACCAATAGATTCAGTACTCGAAACGTCTCAGTTTTTCGGCGGTGATTTGGTAACAACTCAATGATCACATAGAAAATGTACGCGGAAATGAGGCCCACCAAGAGATCACTGGTGACGCTAATCGTCGCGTCGGCGCGAAGAAAGGATGCAGTTACCCCGCCTTCAAACACTCCCCACAATGGAAGCCTAGCGTTTACCAGGCAAACAAGTACAAACGCCGCAACTACTGCAGCCAATAACCAGCGCTCCCGCGCATCCCTCCAAATCCACAT